GCGAACTGTCGTGTTGTTCGACTATGGTTGTATTATACACCACAAAAGGTGTATAATCAATAGGCAATATACACTGTATATAGTGCTTAATTTTGTGCAAAATAGACACTTTACGTGGTGTATAAAAAAGAATAGAATAGGGAGAAAAGGGGGCGCTGTATATGGCAATTATTTGTGATAAATTAAATGAGAAACTTAAACAAAATGGCTATACAACCTACCGTATCCGACGGGAAAAACTCTTGGGAGAAAGTGCGTTACAAGCCTTGCGGGAAGGCAAGGTCCCTAATCTCACGTTGAGTACCATTGATCGCCTTTGCTGTGCCCTCGACTGCCAGCCAGGGGACCTGTTGGAGTATGTTGCAACAAGCAACGAGGGTAAGGGATAAACACCATATAAAGTGTATAAAAAGAGCTTGTGGTATTTGTTGCTTTTGCCTATTGATTATACACCTTTTGTGGTGTATAATACAACCATAGTCGAACAACACGACAGGCCGCAGGCCGGAAAGGGAATATCATGAAAAAGTATGTCGTTATAGGGGGGCAATACCAGTCTTACGCTTATGGTGAGGCTGACACGCTGGTCGGCGCAAAGCGGATCGCCACTGCCAATGTCGAGTATTGGGACAACTGGCAGGGTTGGCACTATCCGGCCATTTATCGGGCCGAGGATGTAGAGCCTATCAACAACTTTTATGGCGAGGGATATGCCCCTGCTTTCGGAGCAATCCCAGTGGCCACAAGAGCTTATGGGGAGCGCTGGGTTAACGCCTGACAAAAACCTGCAACTGCGAGGTGGCAGAAATGAGAATGCGTAAGTGCAAATCATGCGGCAAGGAGTTCCAGGGCAGCGGTGAGCAACGCCTCTGCCCTGATTGCCGCAAACAAGCCTACGTTGCTTCCGTTATGCGACTCCGCAAGTGTGTTGTCTGTGGCGCGACATTTCCGGGCGGCCCCAGGGCCAAATATTGCACAGAATGCCGGAAAGAGCGCGCCAAGCGGAGCGCAAGGGAGTACGCTCAGCGGAAAGCTGCGGGAAACACACGTCCTCTAGGCAGTGTAGATATCTGCCAAGTGTGCGGGGGGGAATATGTCGTTGAGAGTGGACTGCAAAAATACTGTCCGTCTTGCGCTGCTGAGGCCGTCCGTCAAGTCATCCTCCCCCAAAAGCGGGAGAGAGCAGCCCAACACAGAGACGAGTTTGCAGCCCGAAAAAAAGAGCTAAAGGTCGATAGCGCGATTTGCGCCTATTGTGGCAAGCCATACACATCAACTAGCCCAACTGTGACCTGTAGTCCGGAGTGCGCCCGCGAGTATGCCAGGATCGTCCAGGGGATGGTAGATTATAAAAGAGGCAGGCGCAAAAGCCCACCGTCTCACGAGCGGTACATCAGTGGCTTGCCTCAATCCGATTTGACGGGTGTTAGCTACCACCGCAACTCCAACAAATGGCAAGTGGTACACAATGGCAAGTATATTGGGCTTTTCCTGTCGCAGGAGGAGGCAGAGGCCACAAAAAGGAGATTGGAGGGGCAAGACTATGCCGACAAAAACAATAGATAAGACAAGGGGGGATCAAGATGACGAGACTTACTGACGGGACAAGGACCGCAGAGATCACGATCAACGAGTGGGACGGGAGCGAGTACACGCCTGATTGGAGCAACGACTTTTTTGAGGTCGGCAACCTCCCTCTGGTTTGGGTAGGCGCCATCGACGGTGAGGCCCACAAAGTTGAGGATGTAGACTACTGCATTGAGCAAGCCAATGATTGGGCATCCTATCGGGGCGATTTTTATGATCCAGAGGCCCAAGTGCGGGATGCGGCCCGCGGAATTGAGCGGTGTGTCAATGTGGGGACACTCAAATGAGATGCAAGGCTAAAAACATGGTTTACAACCTGCCGGGCGTTGACAACGACCCAGAGTACACACAAGGCCAGAGGAATCACTCCTCTGGCCTTGTCTTATGAAAGGATTTGCGTTGCCCTCCCGATCTTCCTGCCTATTGACGCCGCCTAGATGAGCGCAGGCGGGGAAACGTGTCTGTACTGCGGAGAATAGAGGCAGGCCCCAGAGCCACCAGGAGGACGTCTTGCCCGTGTAAAGATACTCTGACCCTCTGTCGGGGCTTGGCTTGCCTTGCGGGCGATTATGCGAGGTGTCAGGGGCATGGGAAGGGATTCTGGCCCTATACGCGCGCGTGTACGTGCGCGTTAATTGCGCGCCCGTTTTACTCCAGTATCAATCCATAAAATAACAACACGCACCAAACAACAACATGGGCAAGGCCGGAAAAGGTGGAAAGTAACGGGAACCCAAGGAGAGGATGAAGGGCCACAAGCCAAGGTGGATAGACCAACGCAGGGCAAATCAAAGTGGCGGGAGGGGAAGGAGTGCCAGGGCCAGGGCTGGGAGTGCAGGGAGGGCGGGGAGAAGGCGGGGGAGGGGAGGGAAGAGTCGCCGCGGCGTTGTTGTTCAGCGGCGGGAAAATCCATCTTGCATTGAGGGGGGGAACTGCGCCCAATGGCTGAGACTGGGGCGTCAAGCATATACACAACCAAAACTGTTGCAAATGCAACAAAAGGTCGTTTAATGTTTCGGTTACTGCTAGTAACCACAACATTAAACGGCTTTTTTACCTTATTTTGGAATTGATGAGAGGGGGAGAGAGGAAAAAGTTGACAAAACACCCCCTGGTTTACAGTTCCAAGTTGCTATTTTCTCCCCCCCACGCCTAGTAGCTCTTCCCCCTCCCCCCACGTTCCCGTCCTTCCATCAATAACCCCACGCCTTCCTCCCAGACCCAACATGCACCGCCGCCGCTACTACCACGACAAACACCTGCGCCCTTCCTAATCTGCACATGAGTGCTAGGTGAGCCATAGTTGAGCGCCGATAAAAATCCATTTGCACACTCCAGTATGATGAGGATAGAAGGGATGTGATTTTATGACGAGAGCAGAGCGGGAAGCAAACCCGGAGGAATCAAAATAAAAAGCCGCCATCTGCGCTGTAAATGGCAGGCTGTGCGGCAGCAGAAAGGAGGAGGGGATTAGAGCGATGGAAACGATCCTCCTTGGTGATGCGCCGGAGCTGATGCGGACCCTGGAGACGGAAAGCGTCCACACCTGCGTGACCTCACCGCCCTATTACAATCTGCGGGATTATGGGGTCACCGGACAGATTGGTATGGAGGAAACGCCGGAGGAGTACATAGCCAAGTTGGTGGACGTGTTCCGGGAGGTTCGGCGGGTTTTGCGCCAGGACGGGACGCTGTGGGTAAACATCGGGGACAGCTACGCCACCAGGTCCGGGCCGCAGCCGCCGACCAACACCAGGAACGCCCACGGACACACTAGAAAAGAACTGCCAGGCGGTTACAAGTGCAAGGACTTGATGGGAATCCCGTGGCTTTTGGCCTTTGCCCTGCGGGCGGATGGGTGGTATCTGCGGCAGGATATTATATGGAACAAACCCAACGCCATGCCGGAGAGCGTCAAGGACCGATGCACAAAAAGCCATGAATACATCTTTCTGTTATCGAAGACGGACCGTTACTACTTTGATGCAGATGCTATTAGAGAACCGTTTTCTACGCCACCGAGAGCTGGGGAACGGAGAAGCTATCGACCCGGAACATCATCAAGTTTTGATGTAAACGATGGACACCTTGCGCAGAAAGGAAATTTTGCCGGGCTACCGCTAAATCCAAAGGGGCGGAACAAGCGAGATGTCTGGTCGGTCAGCACAGGTGGATTTAAGGGAGCACACTTCTCCGTATTCCCGGATGGATTGGTAGAGCCGTGTATATTGGCCGGGTGCCCGGAGGGCGGAACTGTCCTAGACCCGTTCGCCGGGAGCGGGACCACCAGCGTGGTGGCCAAGCGCCTGTGGCGGAATTTCGTGGGCGTGGAGATCAAGCCGGACTATTGGGAAATGGCCACGGACCGGATCGCCGCCACCACGCCGGAGTTTAAGCAGATGACGTTGGAAGAGGAGGGGACATGAAACCAATCAAGAATTTTTGAGTGTGCTCCCATATTTTGTTGGATGGATGGGGACAGATGGAATAATTTCGATGGGGAACAGTGTCCGTTTGAAGCTCGATATTGGATGCCGCTCCCAAAACCGCCGAAGGAGGAAACTACATGACTAACGCAGAAAGAATCCGCACCTTGCAGGAACGGGAGCTGGCAGAGTTTTTGCAGGCGGTACATGACAATCCCTGTGAAGCCTGTTGCAACAACTTTGACCGATGCCGACGTAACAATGCGTGGGAACCGGATTGCAAAAAGCATTATCTTGAGTGGCTGCGAAGCGAGGCAGTTTGCTTAGAATCCCAAACACATTGTAAAAATCAAGTGAAACGGCTAGTCGATGCCGGAGAGCTGCGAGGATGAGCTAGAGCGAGAGGGGGCGAAAGATTGATTTTGTTATTTGGTTTTATTTCCTTTTTATTTGGCTTGGCAGTTGGATTTTTTCTGGGAGGATATCGGGAACAGACGAAAAAAGAGAAGAAAACAGATCTCTACATCCTTGGAAAAAGCGACTGCGAAAATTGTGTAAAAATGAGAACGGTCGATTCGACAGGATGGGTAAGATGCAGCGAGTTTACTACATTATATGATAAGCCGAAACACTGTAATCGCTACAAAAGGATCGAACCACAAAACGAATATCATTCGAATTGCAAGAAGGACTACATGAAACGGCCTAGAGCGGCCGTGGAGATACCAGCGCCCCCAGATGAGTGGTCAGATGACATGAAAAGGTTGTATAAATCTGTAATAGATAGCTTGACCGGAGACAGCGAGTGAGGCCAAACCGACTGGCATTTCGGAGGCTGTGATAGTGGGCTAAAGAGGGACTATGAGGGATACGCAAAGCAGCCCAACTAGGACTGATCCAGTTGGGCTGCTTTGCGGTTTTGAGTTGGAAAATGCTAACTACCGCGCTAACTACACGATTGCGCCACATTATTTTTACAAAAATCCATAGGAAGAATACAAAAAATGGAAAACGCTCAAAACAGGAGATTTCAAAAGAAAAAGACCGAAAACACACAAAATCAGGTGTTTTCGGTCTTTTGGCGGAGAAGGAGAGATTTGAACTCTCGCGACGCTCAACACGCCCTACTCCCTTAGCAGGGGCGACCGTAACCTCTGAAATATAAGGCGTTTCTAGCGATTTGCTAACTACCGTGCTAACTGTGAGTTTCATGCTGGCTGATTGTATCAGTGCTTATCTTGCCGCGCCCCATTGTATTCACAGCTTTATGGACCGACGTAGTATCTGGGTGAATGTATCTCTGGGTGGTGGAGAATTTTGTGTGGCGCATAACCTTTTGAATGACGCTTGGCGCTATGTTGCCAAGGGCGAGGGCGGTGGCGGTAGTGTGGCGGCAAGAGTAGGGAGGAAGGTCCCGGACGCCAGTACGGACCATAGCAGAATGGTATTCACTGTAGAATTTATCCTTATTCATACCTACTACGTACCCATGAGTTGAGTTGCTTCTTTCGATAAGGTCTGCAATAATGGGGGCAATCATATCGGGAAAAACGATGGGAACTGATTTTCGTTTTTTGGTTTTGATTCCGGCCTTATGAATTTCGTTCTTCTCGAAGTCAATCATATCTTTTTTCAGCCCCAAAAGCTCACCGGGCATCATGCCGGTATAAATCATGAGAAGGACAAAACCGATGAAGTGATCGCCACTTCCATAGGCATCCCAAAACCTACGTAGCTCCACTTCGGAGAAAGGTTCCTGCTCCTTTTCATCAAGGGAGGGCAAACGGATAAATTCGGAGAGATTTGTCCGGGCCTGGCCTTCGGCTACAGCTCGTTTAAAAAGATGAGAAAAAAGAGTTTTGATGTCTTTGGCGGGGTAGTATGTAGGCGCTTTTTCGTCTATGATGGTCTGTAGGTCCTGAATGGTAAGCACATCCATACTCTTCCCGGCTAGGCGCTCCATCTTCTTCCAGGCAATCTTGAACGCTGTCTGTTTAGATTTAGAGAGATCAGAGAAATCGGAGGCAAACCAGTTATTCCAGTAGTCACGTAGAGTTGGAGCTTTTTCGTTTGTCTCAACAGGGGAAGATGCGAAAGCAAGAGCCTCTTTTTTTGTTTTGAAGCCGCCCTTCCATTTTCTCCGTTGATGCAGTTTCCCATCCGGGGTGGCATAAAATTCCGATGTGTATACCGCTACCCAGGAGTTGCCGCGCTTGATGGCGCTGCCTTGACCATTCCCGCGCTTTCTTGGCTTACGGACGTCCACAGCCTGCTTTGCCCCACACCATGGGCAGAAAGGCATAGCGGAATCCATGTCTTTTTGACATTTCCTGCATTGCACTTGAAATACCTCCTATTCTGTTGTAGAATGAGAGGGCAGTTGACCTGTCACAGTTTACTGCCCTTTTGCCGTCCCCGGTGCGCCAACACTGGGGGCGGCGTTTTTGCATTTTATTTGGAACTTGTTTTATGCGCTTCCTTTCTTTCTGCTACTCAAAATAGCTTTCATCACATACCCCCAAAATGCGGCCCTGACAGCGAATGTCCTCTGTAATGGGTCGTGGGGCATAGGCTGGATTGTGTGAAATCAAAATGCCATCACCCAGTTCCTTGATCCACTGCTGACCGTCCATGAAAAAGACGCCGATTTGACCTGGGTAAATTTCTTCCTGATAATGAATAAAGAGATGGTCCCCATCGTGATAGGTGGGCTCCATAGAATCGCCGCTGATTGGTGCCACATAGGAGGTACCAGGAGGCGGTTCTTTTTTTAGGTGCAGGCTCTCTGGTGCATCATCACCTGCTTCCTGGCCCGTTCCAGCGCTCATAGGTCGGCGGTAGTATTGGGTGACATAAACCATCGTATCCTCCGCCTCCGCACCCTGGTTATCCTGCTGGGCCTTGGCCTCAAGCTCCATACGCCGAAGCTCTTCGTCCGCTACAAGGCGGATCATCTGCTGGCCGTGGTCATCCAGAGCGCGGTATTTACTTATATGGTCCATTTCCTCATCGGTTATTTGTGGAAATGTGGGGGTGAAATTTTCGTATTCGTTATAAAAATAATTTAGGTCTGCACCCAAATAGTGGGCAATTTTGGCGAGGTCCTCAATATTAGCCTTCAAGCTATCTCTTTTGATAATGCTATAAATCGTTTGAGGGCTGATACCTGTTGCGGTTGCCACCTCATTAACATTTGTTTTTCGGGAATTTATAAGATTTTGCAAAGATATTCCAAGTCCCATGATGTTTCCCTCCTCCCAGATTAAAAATAGCATAAATGCAAGTCGAAGTCAATAAAAATCTATGCACAAGCATAAAATACACTTGACTTTCTATGCGAATGCTGGTATCATAACCATGAAAGTTATGCAAAAGCATAGATAGGGGGTGAAATTATGCACGTAAAAGAAGCGATGATGAGCAAAAACATATCCATTGAGGCCGTGGCAAGCGTGCTGGGCATTCATCGCAATTCTGCATCAAGCAAAGTAAATGGAAATTCTCCGTTTACTGTAGGGGAGGCATTCAAGCTGAAGCGGAATCTCCTTCGAGAATATGACTTAGACTATCTTTTCGATATTGAACCCGCCTGCCCCCCTCAGGACCCTCCCCAGGTCTTATGATTTTATGCAGAAATCTACAAGGAATGCGGTGAGAGGGGGTGAAAAAATGTCGGTAGATATGGGTGTTGCCCTTTTTATCGTTGGTATGGCGGCGGGTATTGCTTTGCATCGTCTTATTATGACGATGGTACTGGAGCATTCCCCGGACACTGTATGCTCCCACTGTAGATGGATGTATATGACGGGCGGGAAAAAGAGCCGTCATAAAAAATGACGACTCGTCTTACCACCTAAAAACTTAGGATTTCTTTTCCGGGCTTTTGTTTTTTTCAGGGAGTGGAGGATGTTGTGGGTATTTTACAGTAATTGCAGGAACCCAACTATTGGTACGTAATGGGCTTTCTGGGGCGTTCCCTGTGTTCTGTGAATGCTCTGCTGGGTGGGCGTTGGACTTGGCCATCATTAAAACCTCCTGAAATAGATTTGAGCATCTTTCTGTGCTTCCTTAAAAATTCTTTTGTTTTTCGGGAAAGTTGCAGAATCTGCAAAGCGTTCTTCTATGCGGGCGTATTCTGTTCTGAAATAGGTTGTCTTGTCTTTGTATTCTTCGTCCGATGAATCGTTACTAAAATTATCCCATTCAAGTTCAATTTCAAGATTGAGATGAATTAAGTCGGAGCAGATGTAACAAGCAGCGGTGAGTCGCTTTTCAAAAGGTAGATACGGCTGCAAAGCTGTTAGGATTTGAGCAACAAGAATTAAGGAGCCCCAGAGCAGGGGAAAAACCTCCGTCTGATACCACGAAAGAATAAAAGCTGCGGAGCCAATTGTAGTGAGGCCAGACAAGAAATCTCTTTGTTTTTTTGCATGAAGGGAATAAAGCTGATAGTAATATTCTGCCACCTTGAATTCAAAAAACATATTCCAATATTTTTGAGGCAATGAAGTTTGAGACATGAGAACACCTCCTTTTCTATTTTTAATTTTACCACAAGGTGAGGGGGAGGGGCAAGGGTTGGAGGGAACGGCCAGCGCGTGAAGGGAGGTGAGAGGATGGAGAAAGTTAATCTTGAGGTGAAAGTGGATGGGTGCCCAGAAGCCTTGGAAGCCTTGGAAAAGCTGGAGAACAAACTAAAAGAAGCCAGAACGCTGGCAAACGAACTGGCTTCTTGCCTGGAAAAGCTACAGATTCAGGTCTAATTTGAAGTCGATTTCTGTGCCACAAAGGGGACAAGAGGTTAGACCGGGGACGAGTCTGATTTTCTCTTTGCACTTTGGACATTCAACCTCATAGGACAATTTTTCGGCCTCTTTTTTGACTGCATCGTTTAGAGCTTTCTCAAGAGAATTGGTAGAACTCATTCAGTTCACCCCCTTTCCCCACCTAAATTCTACCACAAGGCGGGGGGAGGCACAAGGTGTTCCTGCTATGAGCCGATTCATCGGCTTGCGGAAAAGGGGTTGGAGATAGTGGAGGGGGATGTGGGACCTGAGAAATTCCCTCTCTCCGAGACGCAGGATAGCGCATAAAGAAACCGCCCCTAGCGGGAGCGGTAAGGGGGGAGGTGATAGGGATGCTCGCAGTTGTATTCTTTGTAACTACTGTAATCTGTGGGATAGGGTGGCTTACCTACTGGGTTGGCGCTGCTGCCTTGGCAAAATATCTGATGGACAAAGGCTACAAGCCTCCATCTGATGAAGAGATGAAGGCTTGCACTATGTACGTTTGGAAGAAAATATTCCACTTGAAGTGAAACGGGCTCAGGCTAGGCCAAAGTGAGATTTAATCAAGGTTGTTACTACATTGGCGGCAACCATTGTTAGTCCTTGGAGGGAACTGGTGCCAATCTTTTTTGCTATATCCTTGGTACCTTCCCAAACCTTTGATGTCCGAACATTGGCAAGAAATTCGTGCCCACGAAAATGTAGCGACCCTACTTTCACGCTGTCAAAAAAGTACTGCACATCGCAAAGAAAGCCGGCTTCATCGCACTTTTTTACGTGATACAGTATTTCTTCTGGAGAATACTCAGCCAGATACGGAAAATCAGATGGAGCAGTTTTTTCAAACGATAAAAAGGATTGATAGGAAGAATTTTCTTCGATGGTGAGCAGAATAGCCCGGACACAATCAGGATTTAATGTCATTACCTCACCCCTTTCTCCACCAAAATTTTACCACAAGGTGGGGAGAGGGGCAAGGGGCCTAAGACGGAACACAAGTAAACCGTACCTGAAAAACAGGGGCATAGGGAGGTGCATTCCATGGCAACTGTTACTTTGGAACAAATCGAATCTCTTGAACGGGAAATGCTGAGACCCAAGGATGTGGCTCCCTTCTTGGGTGTTACGCCCTACTATATCAACATTCTGGCGCGAGATGCGCCAGAGAAGGTTCCGTTCCCGTTTTTCATGAGTGGGAATCGGGTCAAGATACCGCGGCGGCTCTTTGTGGCGGCTTTTCAAGGCAATTCGGGTGGAGAATTTCCGGTTGGGACGCCCGTTGGAGTAGACCATTGAACGTTTTTAGGGAGGCAAAGGAGAGCGACCCCGGCGAAAAGAAGCACCCTGAGGCTAGTCAAAGCCCCAAGACAGCCCACCTGATGATGGCAAGCCGGTTACTTGCCGAAACGCCCCACTGGGGCGTCGTGGGAAACCCCTGACAAGATGAGCGCACCCGTGTTATAGCCTCCTGTGAAGGATGGATGCCATGCCCGACGGACAGGAAATCGCTTGTTCGGTGCTTTGAGGGGAATCCCACTTTCCCCCAAAAATCGAAGGAAGGAGGCAGGCAATGAACCCGGAAACCCAGAAGTCCATTTTGCAAATGGCCCGCGGTGCCATCCTGGAGCGGACGGACTATGAGATGTCCCGTGTGTTGGATAACATCCTGGATGTCAACACGCATCCCACCAAGAAACGCAAGGTGACGATCACCGTGGAGCTGCAGCCGGATGACGAACGGCGGACCATCGCTGTGAGCGTCACGGCCAAGTCAACCCTGGCGCCCACCAACCCTGTGGTGACATCCCTGTATGTGGCTGACCAGGACAGCATCGTAGAAATGGTGCCCCAGGTCCCCGGACAGATGGGGATGGACGAAACGGAGCAGGAGGCACCGCCCCTGCTGAAGCTCATCAAGTAAAGGAGAGAAAACCATGTTGAAAGAATTTGTCCAGCATATCCAGGAGACCGCGAAGCCCCAGATTGTGGAGATCGGCGGCGTGACCTACATTGTGAACCAGGGCGGAAACATTAAGGAGGTTTTTCCGCGGGCTGTGCTTCCGGACACTCTGCCGCTGAACAGCCTGGATGCCTTGGTGAAGCTGGTCAAGACTGAGTTTGTCCACCGGATTCTTGGGGATAAGACAGTTTTGTACATCACCGTCCCGGATCACCTGACAGTCCGGTGCTTCGGCCATCCGGACTATGACCAGAGGGCGGTGCGGCCAGTCTACTATGAGGCCAACGCTACCGATGTTCCCGGCTGGGATGAGCGTGTGCAGCTCCCCTTCGAGGAGATGCAGATCGCCCTTCGCACCCGTTTCCAGGAGACAGCGGATACACCCTATATCCAAAAACTCCTCACCGAAATTTCTACCGGCGCGAAGATCACCTTCAATGATAACGGTGTGGCGACCACCGTCGTGACCAAGAAGGGCATTGACCTCCAAAACAACGAGACCATCAGGCCCATTATCACCCTGCGGCCCTACCGTACCTTCCAGGAGATTGACCAGCCGGAGAGCGTTTTCCTGATCCGCATCAACGAACGGGGCATCAGCTTCATCGAAGCCGACGGCGGGATGTGGAAGCTCAAGGCCAGGGAGACGATCAAGGCTTTCTTGGAGGACAAGCTGGCGAATGAAATCAACGCTGGCGCTGTGGTTGTGGCGCTCTAAGCACAGAAAAATGCCCCTCAGAGTTAGCGGCTCCGAGGGGCAGAGAAGGACGAACCAAGTCAAAAGGATATGTCCTACCCGTATATTTTACACAAGAGTGGGGCGGAAATCAAGGAGGAAATCACTGTGAAACAGATAACTTTGGAGCAGGTCCGCAAGGGCGAACGCTTTGTTTTGAACGGCGTGGCCTTTATCAAGTTGGATGAGGACCGCGAGGCATCCTTTGTGGTTTCGGAGGATGTGGTGCTCAAGGGAATTGCTTTCGACACCCAAGAGCGGGAGGATCGGAACAATTACATGTACAGCGGAATCCAGGAAGGTCTTGACGAATGGGCCTCTGAGCATGAGGAAATTTACGAGGCGGCACTGGAACGGCCCATCGATCTGCTGTCTATGGACGGGATGACCGACTATGGGAAGCCAGAGGTTTCGGTACGAATGCTCACGGTGGATGAGTATCGAAAGTACCGGGCCCTTATCCCCCTGACCGATGAGGTGTATTGGCTGGCGACGGCGTATTCCACGCCATCCTCTCCGTACTCCGACGCGTATTACGCCTATTACGTGAGTACTTCGGGGGCGCTCAACTACTCCACCGCGTGTACGACCCTAACTTCGCGGCGCGCCCCGCTTTTTATCTTAAATCTTCTATCTTTGTATCGGTTGATGACGACGAAAAGGGTGGCCTGGAAACCTACGATATGACAGAGTTGCTGCAAGAGATCGCGCGGCGGGTAGGGGAGAAATGAAATATACCTACTATACCCCATACGATGTTCCAAGCGTCGTGCAGGGGCATAGGCCATGGAGTGGGCTTCCCCCGGCGAACCAGAAGGACAAGCCCAGAGAAAAGGAATATTCCAAAGGTGATAAACCGGAGGAAATAGAGGACTGCTTGTGGTGTTGGCTCCCGGAGTGCAAGAACTGCCTGGCCGGGAAGAAACGGGCCGCACGCCCTTCAGGTCAGATCCCCGCGCAGTTCCAAGCTGATGTTTTGGGCGGTATGAAGGTAACGCAACTGGCCCGGAAATATAAGGTCGGAAAAGCCACTATATCCCGATGGAAGCGGCAGCTTGGACTGTCCAGGGAACAGGCGGACGGGGCATCCCTTCCCTCAAAACCTTAGAAATGAAAGGAGAAACCTCAATGGAAAAAGAAACGAGGAATAAGGCGCAAAACATTTGCCCCTTACTGTCTATGGGTGGGCACGAGACGAAATGCCTGAAAGGCCGCTGCGCCTGGTGGGATAAGACGGCCAAGAGCGAAGCCAACCCGGCCAGGCTCTGCGCGGTGTTTTTGGGAGCGCAGGCTATGGCTACCAGCCATGGGGAAGTGCTTCCGGGCTTTGTGGAAGAGCACTCAGACGATGCCTTTGATCGCTGTAGTGATGCCTAAACGTCAGCTTTTGCGTACCCACTACCTTGACCGGGAGAGTTGGCTTGCCGGGAGAGGGAAGGGGATTGGCGCGTCGGAGGCCGCCGCGATTCTGGGTGTGTCACCCTGGATGAACAGCATGAAATTATGGCGGCTGAAAACAGGCCTGGAAGAGCGGCAGGACTTATCCCGCAATACTGCGGTGCAGCAGGGGAACCGCCTGGAAGGTGCCCTGAGAGGTATGTATCAGGCTTTGTACCCAGAGTACCAGGTAGAGTACCACCCCTTTGACACCTTGGCTCAACAGGACAAGCCCTGGCTGTTTGCGACCTTGGATGGAGAGCTGATCCGCCAGGACAAGGAGCGGGGCATCTTGGAAATCAAGACGGCCACACCCAACAGCGCTGCTGTCTGGGAGAAATGGCGTGATGCCGTTCCGGAGCATTATTACATCCAAATCCTTCATCAACTCTTGGCGACGGGATATCGCTTCGCCGTCCTCTTCGCGGCCCTTTTTGACCGAAACGGAGGGGTCAGTTTGCGGACCTATGCTTTTGAGCGGGAAGAGTGCCAGGAGGACATGGCCTATTTGGCGGAGAAAGAGCTGGAATTTTGGAAGCATGTGGAGGCGGGGACCCTGCCTCCGATGGTGCTGACGCTTTGAAAAAGGAGAGACACAATGTATAAAATTTTGATTATTGACGAGAAGTCGGGCAAGGTTGTCCTTGACACCAAGACAAAGAGCGTCCTGCTCAGCGCCCTGGATGAAACCGGCGAGGGAGTGAAGAGCTTTTCCGCGAATGATGCCAAGGTTCAGGAGGTTGCTATGGTCCTGGCTGGTGCGAACGCTACCGTTAAAAGCGTTATGAGAGACCATCCCCACCTCCACGAATTGACCAGGTTCTTTTCGATGATCCAGAGTACCGAGGAGGTTATGAAGGGCCATGGCTGAAATCAAATTCGAGCTAAAAACTGATCTGGCCCCGATCCAGGGAACGGTGCTGGAAGCTAACTTTGAAGAGTGTAAGGCGGCACTCCAAGAGCGGATGGAGCCCTATGCTACCCTGGTGGTGACAGAGGACGGGATCAAAAGCGCCAAGGGAGACTTGGCGGAAATCCGCAAGATCAGAGGGAACATCGACGATGCTCGAAAGACGGTCAAGAAGATTTATTCTGCTCCCTTGGCGGAGTTTGAGGGGAAGTGCAAGGAACTCACCGGCCTGTGCGATGCGGCCATTGACAACCTGGATGGGCAGGTCAAGGCATTCCAGGCCCAACAGCAGCAGGAGAAAATTGAACATATTCGCGCTTACTTCAACAGTCGTGTAGGCGAAATGGTCACGTTTCTGCGCTGGGAGGACGTATACAACGAGCGGTGGAAAAATGCCACTTACAAGATTGAGACGGCCACAGAAGAAATCGACGCAGCGCTGGAAAAGTGCAAGGCGGATGTGGGAAGCCTTTTGTCCCTGTACAGCCCATACGAGGGGGCACTGTTTGATCACTATCGCCAGACCCATGACCTTGGCGCCTGTCTCCAAAAGGCGCAGGAGCTCCAGGAGATGGAGGAACGCGCCCAGCAGGAGCGCAAGGCGCGGGAGGCGGCGAAGCAGAGAGTGGCCACCCCCGCAGCCCCCCAGGCGGCCCGCCGCGTTGCGAAAAGCTATCAACCTGCCAGTGAGGGGACAAGTCCACCGCCGGCAGAGCCCAAGGTCTACGTGATTGATTTTCGTGTCTACATTACGGAGAACTACTTGGATGAGCTGAAACAGTTTTTCCAGGAACGAGGAATCCGCTACGAAAAAGTCCCGGATCGGGCGTGAGAGAAAGGAGGGGAGTCTATGGGAATCAGCGTAAATGACTTACCGCCCTGGGCCCAGGCGCAAATCGCCCGGAAGGTGCTGGAGGAAAACCGGCACCGGAAGGACGGGGAGAGCCGAGGGGAAACCTTGCAGGAAAAGACCAAGCTGCCCGCAGCCCAGGGACAAGCTCCCCTCCCACTCCGCTATGTTATCCGGGGGGAACCCAGGACCAAGAAGAACCACCAGGAGATTGCCGGGAGCGGGAAGCGTTGCCCCACTTGCGGGAAGTTTGAACGGCAGTGGGTCCGGCAGGGCAGGGCGCACCAGGCGTATCGAAACCTGGCATTGCCGCAGCTCGTTCCATGCCCCCGGAGGCCCGTTGACCAGCCGGTCCATATCAAATGCCTTTTCTATATGGCCACTCGCCGGCGGGTGGATGGTCTGAACCTGGAGGAGGCGGTGGACGATCTGCTGGTGGAGGCGGGTATCCTGGCCGATGACAACAGCCGGATCGTGATCTCTCATGATGGGAGCCGGGTTCTTTATGACAAGGATAATCCCAGGACGGAGATCACCATATCGACAGCAATCGAATAGGAGGATGTGTATGTATCGCAATGTGCAACGTCTCATGGACGACCTGGATCAAGACCTTTTTGTGCGGCAGCTCCCCACTTGGAAGACGGAGAGAAAGCTGCGCGAGAGCAGGAGGCCCCAGGCTGAGGTGATCAGATTTTCTTCCCCCGCTGCATCGGAATCCTATGAAGAGGACGAGCGCTGGGAAAAAGAGGGCGAGATGGAAGTTGCGTCTATGGTGCAGAGAGTGGTTTTGGCCACTTTGTTCGTGGGGCTGGCGATTTTCCTTCTTGCCCTAGGGACATGACATTCTGCGCCGGTCCGCGCCCGGAGGGGCGGCCCAGTGTGGAGCCAGGAGCCCCTGTTTACAGGGTGTGCCGGGATTGCGGCAGGCGCTGGAACGTCTCCTGCAAAGAGTCATGGGGCAAAGTTTACCTTTGCCGTCCCTGTGAAGTGCGGCGGGAGATCAAGACTGGGAAACGGAGAAGGAATAGAGACTGGAGCTGAGAGGAATGGATCTATCGCTCTATCATCAAATGGCCAGCGCTGTTGCCCCGTGGTTTTCTCCTGATGCGGGGCCACCAGAGTACCTGTCCAACGTCCATAGGGAGGGGGAGCCTCAGGAAGAAATCGACCGGTGCTTAAACTGCAAAAATCCGGACTGCCTCTATAGTGACTGGCGAGGCGATTGCCCGGATATGAGTGAACAGCTATTTCTGGCCGATTTTTTCTCGCTCCAGGAATCGGAATAGGAGGCCACATGGAAATCCATAAACAGAACAACGGAAAACTGACGGAGGCGGATGCCGTGACTGTGGCGGGAATCTTGCTACGAGCGGGATATACCGTTTCTGTGGACTATGACAAGACGAAAAAACAGTGGGTGGTGCGGACTGCCCAGGAGCCCGATGGGCAGGAAGGAGCGATTGTATGAAAGCGACCAACAGCCTGACGAAATCGAAGCAGGATAAAATGACATTTTCTGCGGCCATTACTACGGACGCAATGCAGAAGATGATCCTGAAGGCCATGCCGAACGCAAAAGCGGCGGCGCGGTTGACGTCCACCTTGATCTCCGCAGTTTCCACTTCGGAGGATTTGCAGGAATGCAAGGCGGAGACCATCGTAGCGGCGGCCCTGCGGGGCGAGGGGATGGGCCTGATCTATGGCCACGGATACTACATCGTCCCCTATAAGCCCACGGCGCAGTTTGTACTTGGCTATAAGGGCTACATACAGTTGGCAATCTCCACGGGCTTTTATGCGGACATTGACTGTGTGGAGATTCGGCAAGGGGAGTTGAAGGGGCGCGATCCCCGCACCGGGCGGCGCACCATTGATCTGGCAACCTATGAAACGGATGAGGAACGCCTGGAGCAGCCCATCATCGGATATTATGCCTACTATGAGCTGAAGGATGGCACATTCCGCTATGAGTATTGGCCCCTGGAGAAGCTGCTCCAACATGCAGACCGGTACGCCCCGGCATTTAAGATGGAAAAATTCCGCGCCTTGCAGGCCGGGGAGCTGGAGCCCAAGGAGGTAGAAAAACTGCTGAAGGGCAGCCCCTGGTATGACGAGGGAGCCGGGCAGGAGCGGATGTGCAAAAAGACTGTCCTGCGCCGGCTTCTTACGTCGGGCTATGCGCCGCTTTCCAATGAAGTGCAGGCGATTTTCAAGGGGGACCAATATGAAGAAGTGCTTCCCGAAGGAAGCCCGGCCTTGCCCATTGTGACGTCCCAGGTCTTGGAGGCTGGGCAGGAGGAAGCGGAGCCTACCGTGGAGGGCCGTGACACCGGGGAAGATGTACCGCAGCCCGCAGAGGGAGCGGGCGACCCTGTGGCAAACTTCTTTGATGCGTGAGCCATGGGAAGGATTGCAACAAAAAATCTTGACGGCCCAGACGGAAGCTATTACGTCATGATTTGGGGAACTGTTTCGCGGGATGCGAAACTGGAGTTTACCAAGACGAAAAACATCCCGAAGGTGACGTTCGGGGTGGCGTATGCCCGAAAGACCTTTATGAACTGCCTGACCTTGGGCGACGGCGACGAGACGGCGGTTGCGGCCCGGCTGGAAAAGGGGGACAAGGTCCTGTGCGCCGGGGTGTGGTCCTCCAGGGAGTACACCACCCAGGAGGGGGAGAAAAAGACGTGGAGCGAACTGCGCGTCGATATGGTCATTCCCCAAGCGGCCTTTTCGGGAGAGACAGAGGAAGGTCCCCAAGGGGAAGAAGAAGCGCCGGAAGAAACCGGGGACTATGAACTTTCGATTTGATAGGGAGACTGGGGGATTTGAAGTTGGACCACTTTCGACTTTATCACAAATACCGGCGGCAAATCACCAAGCTCACCGAGGATGAGGCGGGACGGCTGCTCTTTGCCCTGATGGCGTATAGCGAGACAGGGGAGGCACCGGAGCTCTCCGGCCGGGAAGAGATCGTGTTTGATTTTATCGCCGTCGAGATCGAGCGAGAGCAAACGGCGTATGACAAGCTCTGTGAGAAAAGGTCCCAGGCAGGGAAGCAGGGCGGACGGCCCCGGAAGAACCGAGCGGTTGAGGCGGAAGCAACAGAGGAAGCATTTGCTTCTTCCGAAAAGCAGGAAAAAGGAAAAAAACCTAATGCTTTTTCGGAAAAGCAAGAGGAAGCAAAAAAACCTAGTGCTTTTTTAGAAAACCAAATGGAACCCCAAAAAGCAAATGGTTTTTTTGGTCCCCCCCCTTTCTCCCCCTCTTCCCCTCCCGCCCCTTCCTCTTCCCCCCCGGACCCCCCTATCTCTAACCCTACTCTCCCTAACCCCCCTATAATCCCCCCTTCCCCATGCACCACCACCGGCGCGGGCACGCGCGAGGACGGCCAGGGGCTGGGGCGGGTCATGGACGCTTACATGGACCGGATATACCCGACTCCCTCCCCCACGAGCATGGAGCTCCTGGCGGGGTATGTCAAGACCCTGGGGGAGGCGGTATGCCTCCGGGCTATCGACCGAGCTGTTGACGCTGGGGGAGAGAAGCGGAACTGGAATTACATCCACGGCATATTGCGCAGTCTTGAAGCGCAAGGAGTCAAGTGCTTGGGAGACTGGGAAGAATTGGACGAAAAGCACAAGAGCACACAGCGCCAGGCAAAAGGAGCGGGTGGGCCTGTGGAGGGGTCTGCGGTCAACCCGGATGACGTGGAGCGCATGATCCAGGCGGCGCAGTGGGCAGAGAAAGTCAGGGGGAAGGATGGATAGGATTTTGTGTGGAAAGGGGAAAACCATGAGCCCTTATCTTGAGTTTTTGAAGCGCAAAGTTTGCGTGGCACCGGATTCCGGTTTTTCGCTTGACCCGGAGGATCTGTCCCCGGCTCTGAAGCCACACCAACGGGCGGCAGTGGCCTGGGCACTGAAGGGTGGCCGACGGGCGCTGTTTGAATCCTTCGGTTTGGGCAAGACGGTCCAGCAGTTGGAGTGGTGCCGTCAGGTGGTCCGGCATGAGGGCGGAAAGGCCCTGGTCGTACTCCCGCTAGGCGTGCGCCAGGAATTTCGACGGGATGCGGTGGAGCTCTTGGGTATGGAGGCGCCGGCGTATGTACGGACTATGGACGAGGTAGAAGCGACCGCTGGCGGTATCCTGCTGACCAACTATGAACGGGTCCGGGACGGCGACATCGACCCCGCACGATTTACCGCCGTCAGCCTGGATGAGGCGTCGGTGTTGCGGAGCTTTGGCAGCAAGACCTACCAAACGTTTCTGGGCAAGTTCCAGGGGGTGCGGTATAAGCTGGTGAACACGGCTACTCCGTCCCCCAACAAGTACAAGGAGCTGATCCATTACGCCGGATACCTGGAAGTGATGGACACCGGGCAGGCCCTGACCCGCTTTTTCCAGCGGGACAGCACCAAGGCCAACAACCTGATCTTATATCCCCACAAAGAGGATGAATTTTGGCTGTGGGTATCCTCCTGGGCACTGGTGCTGACCCGGCCATCTGACCTTGGGTTTGATGATGAGGGGTATGCCTTGCCACCGCTGACAGTGCGACGGCACGTCGTCCGGGAAGAGTACGGCCATGCTTGCGACCGGAATGGGCAAATGAAGCTGATGAACGACACGGCTGTTTCTCTGTCCGATGCGGCCAGGGAGAAGCGGGAGAGCATTGGACTTCGGGTGGCGAAGGCAAAGGAGATCGTCGAGAGAGACCCAGACGCTCATTTCCTCCTGTGGCATGACCTGGAGGCGGAGCGGCACGCCATCAAGGAGGCGTTCCCAGAGGCGGTGGATATCTACGGGGCCATGGATTACGACGAGCGGGAGCGCCGGGTGGTGGACTTCTCCGAGGGCCGGACCCGACTGTTTGCCACGAAGAAAAGCCTCAGTGGGTCTGGCTGCAACTTCCAGCGCCATTGCCACCGGGCGATTTTCCTGGGAATCGACTATGAGTTCAACGATTTCATCCAGGCGATCCACCGCGTTTACCGCTTTCTTCAGACGGAGCCGGTGGTGATTGACATCATCTGCACCGAAGCGGAGGACCCGATCTATCGTAGCTTAATGGCGAAGTGGGAACAGCATAACCATCTCCAAGGGAAAATGCGGGAGATCGTAAAAAAATACGGCCTGAACCAGTCCGCAGCGGAGCTGGTTATGGCTAGGAGCATAGGAGTGAAGCGTGTGGAAGTCAAGGGTGAGGGTTGGACCGCAGTGAACAACGACTGTGTGGAAGAGACGGCGAAGCTGGCGGAAAACAGTGTGGACCTGATCGTTACCTCTATCCCGTTTTCCAACCACTATGAATATACGCCATCCTACAATGATTTCGGTCATAACGAGGACACGGAGCGGTTTTTTGACCAAATGGGCTATCTGACACCGAACTTATTGCGGATATTGAAGCCTGGCCGGGTGTTTGCCTGCCATGTGAAAGATCGCGTTCTGTTCGGCAATGCCACAGGGATGGGGATGCCAACCATGGAACCTTTTCACGCCCTTTGCATTGAGCACTATATGAACCATGGATTTGCCTATTTCGGAATGATTACCGTGGTTACAGATGTGGTCCGGGAGAACAACCAGACCTACCGACTGGGGTGGACAGAGCAATGCAAGGACGGCAGTAAGATGGGCGTTGGCTGCCCGGAATATATTTTACTGTTCCGAAAGCTCCCTACCAACCGTACTAAGGCCTACGCTGATGAGCCTGTGCGCAAGACGAAAGATGAGTACCCACGAGCCCAGTGGCAGTTGGACGCACATGGTTATTGGCGTAGCAGCGGGGACCGTCTGCTGTCTAAGGCGGAGTTGGAGCGTGTCCCGGTGGAAAAGCTCCAGGCGGCCTATCGTAAATATAGCCGGGGAACGGTGTATAGCTACGAGGAACACCTGGACATAGCCAAAAAGTTGGATGAGGATGGGCATTTGCCGGCGACGTTTATGGTCGTGGCACCGGGCTCTTGGACGGATCAGGTCTGGGACGATATCAACCGGATGCGAACCTTGAACACTGCCCAGAGCCAGCGGCGTCAGGCGCTCCATGTATGCCCGCTTCAGTTGGATGTTGTAGACCGTCTGATCAACCGCTATAGCAATCCAGGGGAGCTGGTCTTGGACCCCTTCGGCGGCCTGGGAACTGTGGCGTTGGAGGCAGTCAAGGCTGGCCGGAGGGGATACACCATTGAACTGAACAACGATTATTTCCGGGATGCTGTGGGCTACCTGAAAGAGCAGGATGAGAAGGAGGAGACGATTTCTCTGTTTGATTTGATGGGAGAAGCGAAGTAGATGAGAGAATACCATGAATACAACAAAAATTGAGTGGTGCGACAGCACGTGGAATCCCGTGACCGGTTGCTTGCATGGATGCTTCTATTGCTATGCCCGGAAGATTGCCAAGCGATTTGGGACGCTATCTAGCGGCCCCCAGCCGGAGGATGAAGGCTTGTCATTTTTACCCGATGAGCCAGAGAGGTTTTGGGAACTGGATGCGCCAGTGCGGAATGAGGCTGGAAAAATCGAGCCCTTTCCCTGCGATTTCTATCCCACCCTCCACCGTTACCGGCTGGATGAACCGGCACGGCACAGGAAGCCCCAAAACATCTTTGTTTGCTCTATGGCAGATCTGTTTGGTGAGTGGGTGCCGGAGGAGTGGATCGAGGAGGTAATGAACGCCTGCCTGCTGTCCCCGCAGCATCGCTACCTGTTTCTGACCAAGAATCCGGGCCGGTACATGAAGCTGGCGGAGGCCGGGAAGCTACCGGAGAGGGATAACTTTTGGTACGGCTCATCTACGCCGACCCCGGACACGCCGTTCTGGTGGAGTGACCACCAAAACACGTTTGTCAGCATTGAGCCTATGTTGGAAGCGTTCCCGACGGAAGGGGACTGCTCGGTCAAGAAGGTGGGCTGGGTCATCATAGGCGCCATGACCGGGCCGGGCAGCAAAACGCACCAGCCGAAGAAGGAATGGATGGAGTCGCTGGTCGAAGATGCTATGGCATCCGTGGTGCCGGTCTTTATGAAGGACAGTATGAAAGCTGTCTGGGGCTCTGAGCTGATTCGAGAGTATCCAACTGGGATGCTTTGGACGGGTGGAACGGATGAAACATCTCGGTGACATCACCAAAATGATGGGGGCCGAATTAGCCCTTGTGGACGTGATCATCGGCGGGAGCCCCTGCCAGGACCTGAGCATTGCCGGGAAACGAGCTGGACTAGACGGGGAGCGTAGCGGTCTTTTCATGGAACAGATTCGAGTGATAAAGGAGGTTCGGGATGCAGAGAAACGGCGTGGGAGAGCAGGTCAGTCTATTCGCCCCAGATTCATGCTTTGGGAAAATGTGGTCGGAGCACTCTCATCCAACCAAGGGGAAGATTTCAGGATTGTCCTGGAAGAGACAGCGAGGGTCGCGGCCCCGGATGCCGCTATTCCTGGACCTCCGGGTGGAAAGTGGCGGACAAGCGGGTGCATTCTGGGAGACGGATGGAGCATCGCTTGGCGCATACTCGACGCACAGTTTTGGGGAGTGCCCCAGCGTCGCCGTAGAATCGCGCTTGTCGCAGATTTTGGAGGACACGCCGCACCCGAAATACTATTTGTCCGCGAAAGCGTGTGCGGGTATCCTGCGCAGGGCGGAGAAGAGAGGGAAACCACTACCTCCGAAGCTGAAGGAGGCATTGGAGCGCCAGTCACACTGCGGGTGCGCCAAGGATGTGCGGGGGGGGGGTAAAGGACCTCTGATACAAACGGACCTTTCAGGAACGCTGGGATGCCGCAACGACCAAACCCTGATAGATTTTGATTATCCATCCGTCGCAAGAAGTCTCACAGCCCGCTACGATGGGAGCCCTTGTGTCGATAGAGGGCCCAATGTTGTAGTAGCTGGGTTCAAGCCACACGCCGGGGCGGGTGCGGGTAGTATTGGGTATTCAAAAGAATTGGCACCGACGATTGATACCGGAAAACCCATGGCGGTCTATGACGCCAGGGGGAACGGGGACGGGAAAATCGCCTGTACGCTGACAGGAGACCACCAGAGCCGGGTAACGGATTACACAGCTATTGCGGTGGCGACCGGCCAGGCAAGGGCAGAAATCATGCAGGATGGTTGCCCTACGTTGAATTGTCACCATGAACAGCCGATTATAGCGCACACGTTAAGGGCACAGGGGAATGACCCGCATAGAGCGGATGCGTCAACATACCCGATAGCGAACGGAATCGTGCGCCGCCTCACTCCCTTGGAATGCGAACGTCTCCAAGGATACCCGGACGGATGGACCGACATAGGGCCATGGACGGACAGCGCCGGGAAGCTACACAAGGAGAGCAGTGATGCCGCCCGCTATAAGGCTCTGGGCAATTCTATAGCACTTCCGCCTTGGAAATGGGTGTTGAAACGCCTGTGTGCTTGCTATGAGCGTGATGCCACCATGGGAAGCCTCTTTGATGGGATAGGCGGGTTTCCATTGCTGTGGGAGCGATTGAACGGCCCTGGGACGTGTCTGTGGGCCAGTGAGATTGAAGAATTTTGCATTGCAGTAACGAAAAAGAGGATTGGGGAGTGAAGTGATGGCTAAGAGGAAAAAGGTCAATCCCCGCCGGTGCCCCGCTACCATTGCGGACGTGAAGAAAGCTCAGGAGCGGGCCCAGAGCTTCGCGCTGGATGCCGCATGGGCCATTTTCTTTACGGCCCTTCGAGATAAGGAGGGGTTTGGAGAAAAGCGGCTGCGGCGGGTGTGGGATGAGGTGAACGCGATTTCGGATAGCATCCGAAGGGAATATATCACTGTGGCAGACCTCCAACAGGCGCTCAAAGAGGAAGCGGGGATTGTGTTTGGGGGTAGGTTATGAAACTGTATGACAACGACGCCTATCGGGATGAGTTCATGGAGGGTGTTTACTCCCTCCTAAACGATGACCCGACGTGGAATCGCGCAAACGCTATCATTGACCTGTTTGATTCTGCGCCGGCGGTGGAAGCAATCCCCGTTTCAGAAAACGCCCCCCTCACCCTTGACGAGCTGCGGGAGATGGACGGGGAGTGAACCTGCGCCATGAATATGTCGAATGTACTGTCAATGCACACGGGCTTTGGCGTCCGTTAGAGGACCGATACTACCGGCGCAGGACAGAAGAGGAAAAGCTATGAAAAAAGACCTTGATACGATGATGGAGAAGATCACACAATACGACCGCCAGTGCGATGTGTGCAAATTCGCCGCAGAATGTTCCGGTTTCATTCCTGGACCGAATGGCCCAATCTATCCTCCGTGTGCAGAGGGAGAGCCGGAAAACTGGATTGATGAACAATCCCTTCAAACAACCTACGAGGAGATAGCGGAGGAAGAGAATGAAAGTATATGCTGACTACGCTGCAACAGCGCCCCTTCGACCCTGCGCCAGAGAGGCGATGCTGGAAGCGTTGGAGAACTTCGGGAACCCCTCCAGCCTCCATGCGGAGGGCAGGCGGGCAGCGGAGCTACTGAACGCAGCCAGGCGGGAAATGGCAGAGCTACTGAACTGCTGGCCGGAAGAAATCTTTTTTACCTCTGGCGGTACGGAGGCGAACAACTGGGCGCTGGGCGCCGCCGGAGGATGGAAAACTCTCACGTCGGCCATGGAACACCATGCGGTTCTGGAACCACTGTCCAGTTTCTTGGAAATTGGATGGGCTAAGCTGGTCTATCCCAATGCGGAAGGTGTGATTGATCCAACGGAAGTGGCCAAGTTGGTTAATTTTGAAACCCATCTGGTCACGATTATGGCTGCCAACAATGAAATCGGGACGATACAACCCATACAGGAGATCGTGAAAGCGGTGCGCAGGCGAGGAAATGTCATCTTCCACACGGATGCCGTCCAGGCTTTGGGCCACATTCCTGTTGATGTACAGAGTATGGGAGTGGACCTGCTTTCCCTCTCCGCCCACAAGTTCGGAGGGCCTAAAGGTGTAGGTGCCCTGTACTGCCGCAAAGGAATCAAGCCCCCCGCCCTCCTTCTGGGCGGCGGGCAGGAGGGGGGCCGAAGGTCTGGGACAGAGAATGTGGCGGGCATTGTTGGGATGTGTGTGGCGCTGCGGGAGGCCCAGGAGAATCTGCGACAAGAAATGGCCTACCTGGAACTGCTTCGGGATCGACTGGTGGGAAAGATACAAGAGATACCAGGTGCAAGAATCAATGGAAGCCTGCAAAATCGCCTGCCTGGAAATCTCAACTGTAGTTTCTCTGGTGTGGAAGGGGAGGCCCTGGTTTTGATGCTGGACCAGGCGGGCATCTGTGTTTCTGCGGGTTCTGCTTGTACATCGGGAAGCCGGGAGCCAAGCCATGTTATCCGCGCCATAGGACGCAGCGTCAAAGAAGCCCATGAGACGATTCGGATTTCCTTAGGGTATCAAAACACCGTGACCGAAGTGGAGTATATTGCACAGATACTTGAGATGATTGTGGGCCAATATCAAAAGTAGACCACTTGCGCCCCCGGATAAGATAGAGGCAGAACAGGGAAAGGAGCGTGTGTTATGATGAAATGCACAATTACCAATAAATGGCAACGGG